CTCCGTTGCTCAGCAAGAGGCAATTATACAAAACCCTGCCGTCGAGGGTAAAGAGTGGCGGCGCACAGGTTCGCATAAAAACAAGCCGCGTGAAAATCATGTCGCTATGGACGGCGTAACCGTCGAAAAAGACGAACCGTTTGCGCTTGCCGGAGCGGACGGCGAAATATACTATCCGATGTTCCCGCGTGACCCGATTTTGCCTGCAGGAGAAAGTATAAACTGCCATTGCATACACCGGGGAGTAGTTAACGAAAATGTTCTCGGATTATCGTTGGACGAACGCAAGCGGCTGCAGGAAGAAATAGTCGCGGCGGACGACGGCGAATGGGAACGTCAGCTTGACGCTGAAAATAAAGCTAAAGCAAGTATTGAAACTGACGAAAATATCTTGACAAATCCTGATGATAGTGGTATAATAGATACAGGTAGCGGAAAATCAAGCGGCAAAACGGGAGATACAGATGGTATGACGGAAATCACAGGCGTAGAACCTATCGACTTCAACGATAAAACAGCTATCGAAAAAGAAATAGATGATTTCGCCCAAAAATATGCTTATGCAGATGTTGAACACGCGGTTATTATTTCGCCAAATGGAAATATGTATGAATTGATTGGAAATGAACGGGACATAAATTCTCTAATCGTCGGAAAAGATGGTTTAAAGAACAGTATAGGCGTACATAATCATGTAGTGGAAATCGGCAAAGATAAAGCTGATTCATTCAGTCTTAAAGATTTAAAATTCGCGAATGAAAATGAACTCGGCAAACAATATCTTATATCGGGAACGCGCCGAGATGCTTTTGAACTTACCGAATATCACATCGGCGAAATAGAAACCGCATGGGATAGCGCAAGATATGCGATGTGGGAAAAACATTTGAAAAATAAGACAGGTGTAGTATTTGAACAACAGGATATTTTGCGAGAATTAAAAAACTATTTGAAAGGATTTGAATTTTATGAAAACATTTGATAGTGAATTTGCTGAATTAGCAGATTGGATAAGGCAAAAAAACAAAGAACAATTCGAGATTGAAAAAAACGATACCGGGCTTACGCAGGGATATGACAGTCCGTTAGATTATGAACGTCGAAAAGTGGTTGAAGAATATAACCGCAGACTTGGGGAATTAAAGAAAAAATACGGCAAAGAAGAACCCGCAGAACCTGTCGGTAAAGGGCGGACATTCGGGCAAATCGTAAATCCACCGATATAATAAAAAATAAACGCCAACAACAGAATAACAAGCCTAACGTAAAATAAAAATTCGTTGGGCTTTTTATATGCTCAAACCACGCGAGAGGAGGTGAAAAAACAAGTGAGCAACAGTATAAAAAAAGCAATCGAGATAAGCGACGCGAAAATAAGTTTTGTGTCGCTGGTCGGGAAAGCCGCGAATAAGCGGCAGTTTTTGATTACGAAAGCCGACGACGGGAGAGCGAATTTTTCAACGCTCGGCAAAATCCTCAAGGTTGACGATACCACGCATTATGTCACGGGTATAGTCTACGAGCCGCTTGTCGAGGACGTTGACGGCAATTACATGACCGAGGACGAAATCCGCAAGGCGGCGCACTGGTTCGCGAAAAACGGGGACAAAGTCGATATACAGCACAGTTTCGAGGCTATTGACGGCGTTTCGGTCGTAGAGAACTATATCGCGCCGTGCGACATGACAATCGGTGATACGGCTATCATCAAAGGCACGTGGATAATGACGGTCGAAGTGACGAATGACGACGTTTGGGAGAAAGTGCAGAAAAGCGAAGTGACGGGGTTTTCTATGGGCGGCATGGGACAGTACAGCGAAATTGAGACTGACATATCCAAAGGCGGCGATAAAGATGAGAAAGAAGGGCTGATTAAGAAGTTTGCCGGGTTATTCGGGTATGATTTAGTCAAAAAAGGCGAAGTCAAGGACAAATATACCAAGTCGGTCAAATCGTCGAACTTCTGGGACGCTCAGTACGCACTTTCGGACGTTCTCCGCAAATACAACTGGGAGAAAGACAGTTACGACTTCATAACCGACGAAACGGCAATCAAAGAGGCGTTGGCTGATTATTGCGATATAATCCAAAATCTTCTCCTAACGCCGAACATCGCGAAATCCCTCAAAACAGATTATATAAACAAAAATATGAAAGAACAGGAGGAAACAGAAACTATGACAGACGCAGAAATCAAAACCCTTGTAGAGGCAGAAATCAAAAAGGCTCTTGAAGTTAAGCCGACAGAGCCTACGCCGGAAACACCCCCGGCTGAGCCGCTCACGGCTGAGGCTATACAGAAAATGATAGACGAAACTATCAAAAAAGTCAATGACCCTGAACCCGAACCGTTGACGCTCGAATCTATACAAAAAATGATAACGGATTCGCTTGAGCCGGTCTTGAAAGCACGCGGCATGGCAAGCAATCTCAACGGCGACGGCGACCCGAACCCCAACGTAAAAAAAGGCGAAGAACCGCATTATCTCACGGGAATAATTTAAAACACCCGTCCGTTGCGACAGGGTAAAACACCCGCCGACTGCGGTCGGCACCCTCTTTACGAAAGAGGGCAAAGAAATAATATTAATGGAGGAATAAAAATCATGCCTACAAATGCACAAATAATAAACAAAGCCGGAGCGTTGGTTACGGGCAACGTAACGTCCGGTTTGCTCAACGACGAACAGTCGAGAGCGTTTCTGAAACAGGTTTTCGATTCGACCGCGCTCGGCGGACTTATACGCCGCGAAACGCGCAGGTCGAAAACCGGGGAAATTGACAAAATCGGTATCGCTTCAAGGATACTGAGAAAAAAAGTCGAAAATATCGACGCTAATTCTGACGGGACTGTTCCGGTGTACGACCCGTTGACCGGGCAAATCACCGGGTACAGGGCAAAACCGACGTTTGACAAAATCGAGTACGCCACGAAAGCGGTCAGACTGCCGTGGGAAATCACGGAAGAAACCCTCAGGGAAAACATCGAGGGTCAGGGGCTTGAAGCCACCGTCACAGACCTCATGACTACGCAGTTAGGACTTGACCTTGAGGATTTATACCTGAACGGCGACGAGAGCGTCCCGACGACTGACCCCGACCACGACTTTATTTACATCAACGACGGCTGGGTGAAACAAATCTCAAACGGCGGTCATATATATGACGCAATAGACCAGCCGGCGATGACTTTGGATATGTTCTACGACGGGGTTTCGGCGTTGCCGAACAAATACAACAACGGCAGCCTGCGCTGGCTCATGTCGCCGAGAAGGGCGCAGGAATGGGAAAAGAATCTGTTAAACAAGGCACTTGACAACGGCGCGTCCGTACCCGACAGCATATACAAAAGCCCTGTTTCGATACCCGTTATCACCGTTCCGAGTTTGCCCGACGATATAATTATTCTCACCGACCCGAAAAATCTGATAGTCGTCGTCACTTACGGTATCATAATCCGCAAAACTACCGAGGGTAAAGACGCGATTATGGGCGACAAGCGTTTTTACGTCGTTCATCTTGATTTTGACGTTGTAGTCGAGGAACTCGACGCTGCGGCGATTATAAAGAATATCGGAGTTGTTGAAGACGAAATAGACGAGGGGTAAAACACCCGTTAACGAGGGAAGAAGAACAGAATCCCCCGCCGACTGCGGTCGGCAACGGCACGCCGGGGTCGTCGTGCCCTACAAAAACAAACCAATTTACGGAGGATTAAAATTATTATGAAACTGAAACTGATAAAAGGGCGTTCGTATAACGCGATTGGCGTAAACGTCACGGAAAAACAACCGTCTTTTGAGACGGCTGACAAGAAACTCGCCGCAAAACTTATTAAGAGCGGGTATTTCACGCTTATCGCTGAATCTGCAAAAGCTGATTCGGGCAGTGGCAACGAAAATAAAGAAATTCCGCTTGAAAAAATGACGACAGCACAGCTTGAAGCATACGCGAAAGAAAAAAATATTGACCTGACGGGAGCGACGAAAAACGCCGACAGAATCGCGAAAATAAAAACGGCATTGGACGCCGCGAATGATAACGGCGTTGATTTCAGCGGCGAGGTGTAGCATATGGCAGCCAGACCATGGGTAAGACCCGATGAAGTCAAAGAGTATTCGGACAGAGACAGCGTAAAAAAACGCGCTGACGCGAAACTTTTGATAGACATATCCCGCGCTGAAATGTATGTCATCAACTACACAAAAAATAAGTTTGACGACGGCGTGAAATATCCGGAAATCCCCGAATCTGTCAGGACCGCC